CAAATTGCCAATCATTTTCTTGGTTTCGCAGGTGATTTCTTTGGTAGTCGTTCTACTTTAAAAATACAGTGTCTAACTCACGGGCTTTACGAAGTGGGATATACCGCGTTTGTTCACAAGTTTATAAAATGCCCAAAATGTTCCAGTCGTGGATATGACACGAGCAAGGCGGGCACGGTGTATGTTCTTCTGAACGAAGAAAAAGGGGTTTGTAAAGTTGGCATTTCGAATGATTATCAATTCAGGTTACATACTTTAAAAAGAACAACACCTTTTGACTTTAAAATCAAATATTTAGCTCATTTTAACAATGGTTCTTTGCCTAAGATGATAGAAAAAATGAGTCATTTATATTTCAAAAACGCCCAATTAAAAGGGTTCGATGGTTGCAACGAGTGGATTGTATATGATGACTCTGTTGATGAATTTTTTAAGCGAATTTCTGAGGATTAAAATAAAATGATAACCATTAAACAACTGCACCGACCCAGCTACGGCTGGGCAAACTCTACCAGTAAGAAAGATAAGTTCTATATCAATGGCGTGGCAGTACCGCCCTACGTGGCTGCTAAGTTCATCCGTAACGCACGTTGTATCGAGTCAAACGTGTGCCGCAAGATTTATGTATTGGGGAGTGAGTGAGATGCACATTCCCGTACTATCACCCGTCGCAGGTGCTGTCAGTGATGCGACACGTCCGGCACTGCGACCATATCAGCAGGATTTAAAGAACAGAATTAACGAACACTGGGCTGCTAAACCCCGTGAAAATGTACTGGCGGTACTTGCGACCGGTGCAGGTAAGACGGTTTTATTCTCATCAATAATCAGTGATGAGTCAGGTTCAACCTGTGCGGTCGCACACCGTCAGGAGCTGGTGAGCCAGATTAGTTTATCGCTGGCACGCAATAAGGTACGTCACCGCATTATTGGACCTACGAACGTTGTAAAGATGATAGTACGTCTTCACATGGAGGAAACTGGTCACAGTTACTATGACCCATCCAGCCGTCACGCGGTCGCGGGCGTAGATACGCTGGTACGTCGTGGTGATAAGCTGGCAGACTGGCTACCGAGCGTACGTCTGTGGGTAATGGATGAAGCACACCACGTACTGCGAGATAACAAGTGGGGCACTGCTGTTAACATGTTCCCTCATGCGCGTGGGCTCGGAGTGACCGCTACACCTTCTCGTGCAGACGGTAACGGACTGGGCGCACATGCAGATGGTGTGTTCCATGTGATGAAGGTTGGACCATCCATGCGTGACCTCATCAATATGAAGTTCCTTACCGAGTATAAGTTGTTTGCACCACCCAGCTCGTTTAGCCGTGACGCCATCAAAGTCAGTAACACTACAGGCGACTTTGTTGCATCAGAAGTGAGTAAAGCTGTCAACAACTCATCACTGATTGTACATGATGAAAAGACCATTACCGGCGATGTGGTTAATACGTACAAAAAGCTTCTCAATGGTATGTTGACTGTCGTATTTGCTCCAGATGTCAATACTGCTACGGAACTGGAACAGCAGTATATTGCGGCAGGTATACCTGCTAAATGCGTCCACGGGGGCATGTCTGACTATGACCGTATCGCAGCTGTACGCTCATTCAAGAATCGTGAATATCTGGTCCTGACATCGGTCAGTATTTTTGATGAAGGTTTTGACTGCCCCGCTATTGAAGCAGTACAGGATGTTGCAGCCACGGAATCATTTGGAAGATTTGTACAGCGTGCCGGACGTATGTTGCGCCTGAAAGACGGTAAAAAGTTCGGCTATTATGTGGACCATGTAGGTAATATTGCGCGCCATGCGATGCTTGTTGACCATCCAACTGGTCCGAAGATTGAACTGTGTCACAGAGAGTGGAGTCTGGACCGGCGTGAACGTCGCAGTGGCAAGAGTGAGCCGAGCACGGTACGTGTGTGTGTCGCCTGCACCGCTGTGTACGAGCGTTATCTTGATGCGTGTCCTGACTGTGGTGAGCCTGTACCGAAGCCTGCTGTACGTAGCGGTCCCGAGTACGTGGATGGCGACTTACTGGAGCTGGACGCCGAGACGCTTGCACAGATGCGTGCTGAGGTTGTGGGAGCACGTGAGACACCTGAAGCAATGCGTGACAGGCTGACCGGGATGGGGGTTCCTCCTGCTGGCGTCATGGCTAATGTCAAGCGTCAGAAAATAAGGCTTGACGAACTCGTCAGACTGGACGTAGTATTGAGCCAGTGGGCAGGTTATCGCCGTGCTGAAGGTCTGAGCGACAGTGAGATATTCCGCAAGTTCTATCTGACATACGGTATATCGTGGATTGAGGCTCAGGCGTTAAAAGCTGCTGAAGCCGATAAATTAAGAGAGAGGATTGGGTTATGACCAACTTACAGATACAGGGCGCTGAAGCGTTATTCAGTCACCCACTTTATGAAATTTACATTGTTGGTGACCTTCACAGGGTTGAACCAGTTGGCACCGATGTGAAAGGTCGTAAGGTTGCAGAAGGTGAAAAAATTGTTCCGCACATCCGTGCAATCATGTCTATTGTAGAGGATGGCCTGTAATGTGCTACCAGTGGTGCATCAAAATGCGTGACAACGCGCCAGACGGCGAGACAGCTTATCATTATGAACAGCTTGCGCAGATGTGGCGCGAGCGTGAAGGAGGACCGTGTAATGAGTGATTGGATTAAGTGCAGCGAGCAAATGCCGGAGCATGGTATGCGTGTTCTGTGCTGGATGAACGTGACAAAACCTCATTCGGTTATACTTTTCTATAAATCCGAGAAAAAGAGTGATAGAGATTCTCATTTCCCCCCGATTAGAGACGACCTTATTACACACTGGCAACCACTACCGGAGCCGCCGCAATGACCCCCGCTATCCACGAGTGGGCGCGCCGTAACGGTGTGTCCCACACTGCGCTGAGTGAACTGGCGCAGATTATGGGGGTGGAGAGTACGGAGCACCAGTCTGAGAGCACCACCGCTGAGAGTAAGGTACAGGATGATGCACGGCTAGCAGCAAGTAAGATGGGCTGGCGTTTGTGGAGGAATAACAAGGGTGTTCTGAAGAATGAATACGGAACACCTGTAAGATTCGGTCTGGTTAATGACACGAAGGAACTGGGTGAGCGTGTGCGAAGCAGTGACCTGATTGGCATCCGTCCCGTCATTATCACGCCTGATATGGTCGGTACCACGCTGGGACAGTTTGTGGCACGTGAGATTAAGAAAGCAGGCTGGAAATACACGGGGACTGCCCGCGAGAAGGGTCAGCTTACATTTGGTGAGATTGTGACATCACTGGGTGGCGATTTTAAATTTTATAACGGAAGCGGTGAGTTGTGAAAACAGTAATTCCTGAGCATGTAAGAATCCAACAAATTAATGACATCTGTAAAGATACAGTTTACAGCTTTGTAAAATGGGTAGATGGTTTCCATGGTTGTCGAAGTGATTTCATTTGTCATTGTGAAAAGTATGGCGACTGGATTACTAACGTGCACAGGTTTGTTCGAACCTCTAAGAAGTGTAAAAAATGCGCAGATGAAAGAGCGTACCAAAGAAACGCAACTAGTGAAGAAGACTGGTTAAAGAAAGTATCTGACCTATCACGTGATACACCTTATTCATTTGTGAAATGGGTGAACGGTTATAAAAATTGCAATAGTTATGCCATTTTCGAATGTAAAACTCACTGCAATACTTGGAAATCTAAATTGAGCCATTTCATATTTGCAGGTAGTAGATGTCCCAAATGTGGAAAATACGGCTTCAGCGCAGTGGGTCAAGCAGAGTTATATGTACTTAAAAGCAATTGTTCTTCTTATTTGAAAATAGGCATTACTTCTAATTTTGAAAGAAGAATCAAAGAGTTAACAAAACATACTCCTTTTGATTTTTCAACAATGGTGAGAATTGAAGGTGATGGTAAGGATATTCGAGATTTGGAAACATCGGTACATCGTAATTTCACTAGGGCAGATTTGCCAGTTTTCAAAGGTTCTAGCGAGTGGTTCGTCAATACATCGTTATTACAACAGCAGCTGAACCTGTTGACCACACCGTCAAACTCGTGCAATACTGTGTCATATTTCATAACCGGACTCAATACAATGACCAAAGAACGTATTTTAGATGTAGCTTACAGTATGGCACTGAGTGACGGTTTCTCCTGTCTCAAGCGCGATGACATTGCGGCTAAAGCGGGTGTGGCACTGGGTACCGTTAACCACCACTGGCAGTCTGTGTCAATCCTGCGTAAAGCCGTGATGGAGCGTGCTGTAGAGAATGAAGACCTGAAGCTGATTGCGGAAGGTATCGCAGCAGGTGAAGCAGCAGCACAGGCTGCACCACAGGAACTGCGCCTGAAAGCCTTAACCAGTCTCGCACAATAACATTTAAGGGATAACCATGAGCACAATCCCCTCTTCCGGAGGGGTGGGTTTCACTCACTCCAAATTTATCATTTGTAAACTTGAACCACGTGGTGACCGCACTGAAAAAATGCCCTGTAACGCTCAGGGTATCGTAAGCAGCTTACACACGGCTGACCGTATGACACTGGAGGAGGCGCAGCAGCTGGCTGCGTCACTGGGCGCTAACTACCGCGCCGGTGTTATCATGGACGGTGACGGGCGCTTCTGCATCGACATTGATGGCGCACTCGTTGACAACGCATGGTCACAACTGGCAACAGAGCTGTGCACCACGTTTGCAGGCTGTTACGTGGAGGTGAGCCAGTCCGGTAAGGGTCTGCACATCTTCGGCTACAGCGCATCAATCCCGCCCCATGCGTCAAAGAACGTCCCGCTGCACATTGAACTGTACAGTGATAACCGCTTCATCTGTCTCGGTCAGTCCGGGCAGGGTGACATGTTCTTTGATGCAGCTGCGCCATTGAATGCTGTCGTGTCGCGCTACTTCCCTGCGCAAGAGCAGACCACTGCTGCTGAGTGGACAACCACGCATGTGCCGCAGTCCAGCCCGCTTCCTGATGACGACAAGCTGATTGCCAAGGCGTGTGCGGCTACCAGTGCCGCCGGAGTATTTGGCGCACGCGGCACGTTTAAAGACCTGTGGCAGGGTGACACGACTGCATACGAGGGTGACGCCTCCAGCGCCGACGCAGCACTGGCTCAGCACCTTGCGTTCTGGGCGGGCAATAACTGCGAGCGTATTGAGCGCCTGATGCGCCTGAGTGCGCTTAAGCGTGACAAGTGGGACAACCACAAGAGCTACATGCAGCGCACCATACTGGGTGCCGTGTCGCGTCAGACCAACTGGTACAGCGTGGGCGCACCTATTGAGACGGTACCACTGCAACAGGTCGTGGAAGCCTCTGAGCCGGTTGCCAAGTCAGGTTTCCAGTTTATCGGCGGTACGCAGCTGGCCGACATGTTCCGGGGTTGTGTCTACGTAGGTTCGATTAACCGCATTCTGACACCATCAGGTGTGATGATGAAGCAGGAGCAGTTTAACATCACCTATGGCGGCTACACCTTCACGCTGGACGACAGCAATGAGAAGACGACCCGTAAAGCATGGGAAGCGTTCACCGAGTCGCAGCTGTACACCTTCAGTAAGGTGCAGGACGTAACGTTTAACCCTGACACGCCGTTCGGCTCCATCACGACCGAAGGTGACCTGAAGTACGTTAACGCGTTCAAGCCGTATGACGACATGGGTAAGCCGGGCAACGTGGATATTTTTATCACCCACATTAAGAAGATGTTGCCCCATGACCACAACATCCTGCTGGACTGGATGGCGGTGAAGACCCAGCAACCGGGCAAATGTATGAAGTGGGCACCGGTTATCATCGGACCATTTGGTAACGGTAAAACCACCATTGCGGATGCCATGATGATGATAAATGGTAACCGGCACTCTGCGCTCGTGCAGTCGTCAGACGTGGATAACAAATTTAATGGCTGGGTGTACGGCAACACGCTGGCAGTAATTAATGATTTTAAGGTCGGTGACAAGCGGGACGTGATTGAAATTCTCAAACCCATCATCACCGACCGCACCATTGCCTATCAGAAGAAGGGTGAAGAGTCAGGACTGTGCCGCAATATGCTCGGCGTGATGATTACCAGTAACTACCGTGACGCCGTGATGAAAACCAAAGACGACCGCCGGTACTGTACGCTCATCAGCCCACACGAAGATAAGGCGGATATCCTGCGTGACGGTATGGACGAAGAGTATTTTGCGCGCCTCGATGCATTTATGTCAGACAACAACTCAGCGCATTACCTGCGCCATTATTTTATGACCCGTGAGGTTGCGCATTATCCGCACCGTGCGCCGGATACCAGCAATACAGCACTGGCTATTGATGCCTCACTGGGTAGCATTGAACAGGAGATTATGGAAGCCATTGATGAGGGTCGTCAGGGATTTGCGGGCGGATGGGTCAGCAGCAAGGCGCTGGATTTACTTCTCAAGACAATGCGCGCAGAACGTCAGGTACCACCTGCACGCCGTCGTGACATGATGCGTTCGCTGGGCTATGACTGGCACCCGGGACTCAAGGACGGACGCGTCAATAACGTGATCCTGATGGACGGTGGCAAGCCGCGTCTGTACATCAAGCAGGGTCACATCCACGTAAATCTGACCACGCCTGCTGAGATTGCCCGCTGCTATCAGGCGGCACAGGGTGACCCGGTTGCAGCTGCTCAGATGATGGGATAGTGCCTTCGGGCACTTTTTTTTATAATTAAGTATTGACGGACTCGTCAGTGAAGAGTATCTTTAATCACATGAAGAGCACACAACACAGGACCACCGTTATGCACTGGCACACCACACATTTTGTCACACTGGCGCGCAGGTCACACCGTCAGGCAATGCAGTTACGTAAGGCGGGATTACCCGCGCAGGCGTTCGCCAAGTTTGTCGAGCGTGATATTCAACTTGAAAGAGCAAGAGGTTAATTATGTCAGTACAGGTCTATAAGCGTAAAAATCTGGAATGCGAAATGTCACCGATGGAGACGCAGAACTTCCTGCATCGTCTGACAGCCGATTCACTGAGTGCCGGTCACAAGGTGGTACGCATCCTCACCCCTTACACCGATGGTGCGTTGCGTACACGCCGGACGATTGAAGAGGTACGTATATGCGAGCTGGCATGAGTTATTTCGAGTTGGTGGAACACTGTCTTAAACTTGAGGAGGAACTGAAATGCCGGCAACTTACGGAGGTGTTGCGTTACACATTGAAAAGCGTCGCGCTGAATCAAGACGCAAGGCTGAGCTACTCGCTCAATACGCCGGTAAGTACAGCACTGAAGAAATAGCGGAGATGATGGGGCTGACAAAGCGGGCCGTGCAGAAGCTGGCAGAAGTCCACAAAATCAGCCTGAAATATAAAGTGAGGTACTGGACAGACAAAGAGAAGAAGTTCATTCGCAAGAATGCACCGTTAATGACAATTACCGAAGTGGCGGAGAAGCTTGGCAGGACTCGTCCAAGCGTGTTTAATTATGCATCACAAAACGGAATTCGGTTCATTAAACGTGGGGAGTCGCACTGGCGTGTAACGGTGAGTGACGAAGACGTGGAGCTGTGCCGCCAATTGCATGATGCTGGACTGACCATCAGGGAAATAGCGGAGAAGATGGAAATACCGGCAACGTCAGTATCAGGGTACACAGGATACCTTACCCGCATTTAAGACTTTTCCGGCGGTGCGCGGTTACGGACACGGGGATGAATTGAACATTATCCCCGTGTTTTATGACGGTCCCCACACGGGGACTTTTTTTTTGCATTGTGTATTGACGAACCCGTCAGTGAAGAGTATCTTTAATACATCAAGACAACTTAACCGAGGTAAACAACATGAAAAAGTTATTTGTAGCTGCCGCACTGCTCACAGCGTCCACGGGGGCTTATGCGTTTGAGCCATTCCACTTCGGTATTGCCTTGTGTGAATACAGCTGGAGTGAGCGCACTGATTCACTGCTGGTGGGTAGTAAAATGAATCCAAATTTCCCCGAGGATGTTTTAAAACGTCAGGAAGAATATTGCTCCAGCAAAGACAACGTGCGTGCCGCCGTTGAAGCTCACAATAAATATCTGAAAAGCATGCAGGAACAGCGTGAGTCTGAAGAACGTGCTCAGCGCTGGGCGGCCAGTCCTGAAGGTCGCCGGGCACAGGCTGCTAAAAATGCCGTGACAGCTGAAGCGACTGACACGTATCAGGCATGCGTTCTGGGTGCCTCGGATGATGGTAAAGGTTATGTGAAACTGGTGAGCAGCTACGGTGGTAATGCACGCATGCAGCTGACTCTGCGTAAGGCTCACTCTTATGGCTACAACGTTGCACGCACATACCGTGACTGCACCAACTACGTAATGGGGTACTGATATGACAAAGATTACACGCTCGCGCACCGTACGCGCTGACACGCTGCATGACGGCGTATTGCTGGACTTTGAGGACGGCGAACCGGGGATGATTAGTGAAGTGCAGCACATGGCACACAGCGTGCTCTTTACCGCACGAGGTACGCAGTTCCGTCTGGAGCGCGACGAGCAGGTCACGCTGGTGACACGTATGCAGCTTGTACAGGGGTGACGCATGTGGGACATAAAGCATAAGTCCGGTACGCTTCTTTTTACAACGTCTGATGAGTCAGTTGCGGATAACCGCAGAACAATGGGGTGGGTGGTCGAGATGAAAAAGTTAACGGTTGAGAAGGCGCAGGAGCTGATTGAGCAGCTGTCACAGGGTGAGCGGTCGTGCCGTGAGGAGTATTATTTGCAGGCACTGGAAGCGTTCGTGGGTTGTCAGTGGATTGCGTGGAATGGTGGTGAATGTCCTGTCAATGAAATGGAACGTGTTCAAGTTAAATTTTTAAATGGCAGAACTGACGTGTGGCACTGTCCAGAAATTTGGGATTGGACTCATACAGACAATGGTTCAGATGTGGTTGCATACCGTGTGGTGCCACTATGACTTACTTACAGGTGTGGATGCTGGTCTGCGTGATTATGGCGATACGCGAGACGAGTGATGATGTATATGACCCGGATTATAAACACTTCCACGTGGTGCGGTTGTTTGCGGTCAATCTGGTAGCGTGGCACTGGTGGTTCATAATTGACTGCCTGTCACTGATTAACAGACCAAAGGATGGACAGATATGATTAAGCCCCTTGCGGGGCTTTTTTTATGGCTTTTTAAAGCTGGGGCGGGTTGCTGCTTCGCGGACGTTTTCGAACCATTCTTTATACTGCTTCAGCCGGGTGCCATCCTTGTCGATAAACAGGAAAGGTGTCTTCTGGTAGTAGAGTGACACACCAACATCTGGCGTCTCTCCCCTGTCGATAAAGATGCTTTTCAGTGGTAGCCGGTACTGGTGGAGCACTTTAAACATCCACAGGTAGAACTGAGCTTCTGTCATTTTCCACAACTCCTGCAACGTCCGTTGGCTACATATCGCTCAGACAGCGCGCCACAGTGTTTGCACGGTTCGTCTGACTGATACCACTTGTCACCCTGCTCCAGTGCAAACTGACGGGGTGACTTGCTCTGTATGCGTGTTGGTACCTGTTCAAACAACTCAATAGCCGTAATCTCAGCGTCGATAACCATCGCACGCTCACGCAGGGTTTTGGCCGCCTGTCGCAGGTTATTTACGTACTGCTCCACAGGTGTGGAAGCCAGTTCAGATTGCTTCTTCTCGTTCTTGCAGAAGATACATTTACCCTGTGTGTCACGCACTCCGGGGTGACCGCAGGCGGGGTTGTACTTACCCGTTACCCTCCACTTTCGGTCACCGTGTACGATTTCGCGCCAGATATCACGGTATGAAGCGGGCAGTTTTGATGGTTCAGTTTTGGTTGATACGGCTCTTTTGAAGTCAACTGCTGAACGCGTGGCACAGTCGAGACAGATATCATTGAAGCCAGTAATTTTTGTGCAATTACAATTTTCATAAAGATGAATCACGTTTTATACCTCCTGTTAATTTGTCATACTGGAGTATATCCAAATTAAGTTAAACCGTCAACAAATACCCCGCACTTTACCCCTGTACCGGGGTGTTGTAAGTTACTGATTTAAATCCACAATAACGGGTCTTAACCGAAACCCCGTATGCTGGCTATTCCTTTTCCGGCATTTATGATAGTAGTGTTGTATAGCTCTAATAGCTATATACTCGTCTACTATCATTATTCTTACTACTATAGTTATCTTTTATAAGGGTATAAAGGTAAAAGTAGTAGTAGTAGTAAGATAATCAATGACTTAGGAGATACCCCGATGGTCTACCCCGGTCCTTTTTTGATTCGGTTATTCGGGGTAAGTAGCGCGACAGTTACCCCCGTGGTATTATGAGTCAACCAGATTCAAGAGATATTCAGAGTGACCAAAAAACACCATCTTCATGTTCTACGTAAAAAACTGTTTTGTGATTTAGTGCAAGTGGGTTATTCACCTGATGAAGCGTTGTCACTTGCTTATGACTCCCCAAAACTGAATAACGGTCACTTGCGACAACTCATGCAGTGTGACTACGTGAGAATCCGTTTATCAAATACCGAGGTGGAAGCTAATCATGGCAAGACCCCTTAACGAATTTGGAGTAACTGAGCAGGAGGAGAAGTTCTCCCGAGCATTCGTTGAGACTGGCAACGCTTCCGAGGCTTATCGCCAGTCTTACAAGTCTGACAAGATGAGCGTCAACGCACTTGGCGTGGAAGCGTCACGTATGCTGGATAGGCCTAGAGTGGCCCTAAGAATTAAACAACTCCGCGAGAAACACAGTGTGAGACATAACGTGACAGTTGATTCAATTGTTGCGGAACTGGAAGAAGCCCGTCAGATGGCTCTCAATGCTGCAACGCCTCAGACGTCTGCCGCTGTAGCTGCGTCAATGGGTAAAGCAAAACTGTACGGATACGACAAGCAGCTTATCGAACTGAGCGGTGAGATTGGCGTGCGTAAGACTCTGGATGATTTCTACGCCGATGAGTAACCCAACGCTCAACCCTGCCCTGCGCGAATTCTGGCGCACCCGTAAAACGCCTGAGGGCGACCCGGTTATCTTCCGGGTACTGCGCGGCGGTCGCATGTCGTCCAAGTCTCACGATGCCGCAGGCGTGGCTATAGCGCGTGCTAACTTCATGGAGCAGCGCTTCCTGTGCCTGCGTATGTACCAGAACCGTATCGCCGATTCCGTGTACACGCTGCTGAAGGACAAGATTGACTATTTCGGTCTGAGCAAGAATTTTAAAGTGTATGCGGACGCCATCGAGCATAAAACCAATGGCTCACTGTTTCGCTTCTACGGTATGGCGCGCAACATCGATGAGATTAAGTCATTCGAGAAAGCGGACGTCGCGTGGATTGAAGAAGCGCACAACCTCACTGAAGACATGTTCAGCACCATTCGCCCCACTATCACACGTAACGAGAACGCCGAGATGTGGTTCACGTTCAACCCGCGCCTTGCTACCGACTTCGTGTATAAGCGCCTCGTACTGAATCCACCAGCGGGCACCATCAACCGGCTGATTAACTACGACGAAAACCCGTTCCTGTCCAATACGGCACGTCGTGATATCGATTCTGCGAAGTCTGAAGACTTTGACGAATATCAGCATATTTATCTCGGTGTGCCGAAGGATAACGACGACAGTGTGGTCATTAAGCGCAGCTGGCTACAGTCTGCCATTGATGCGCATCTGAAGGTGGGCGGCAACTGGTTCGGCGGTAAGACAGTTGGCTATGACGTGGCAGACAGTGGCGACGATAAAAACGCCCTCACCGTGATGGACGGCAGCGTCTGTATTGGTGTGGAAGAGTGGAAAGGTGGTGAAGATGAACTGCGTGAGTCTGCCATGCGTGTGAAACATGCCGCAGAACGCGCTGAGGCGTCCCATATCGGCTACGACAGCATTGGGGTAGGCGCAGGTACAGGGTCGCACTTAAACGCCGCAGGATGGCACAGACACTTCAAATTTAACGCCGGTGGCAAAGTGAGCGACCCGAAGAAGAAATACGGTGACACACGTATTGCCAACGAGGACTTCTTTGCCAACCTGAAAGCACAGACATGGTGGCTCACTGCTGACCGTTTTCGCAACACGCATCTGGCCGTGACAAAGGGTCGCACCTTCCCTGCTGACCAGATGATTAGCCTCAGCAGCGCCATCGACGCCAAATTACTGGACAAGCTTGTGGATGAGTTATCCACACCCATGCGCGACTTTGATAACTCTGGTAAAGTCAAAGTCGAGAGTAAGAAAGATTTAGCAAAACGTGATATCGTATCGCCCAACATCGCAGACAGTTTCATTATCGCCAACAGTCGCGGACTACTTGCAAGACGTACAGCAGCGGAGATTCTATAGTGCCAAAGGCTAAACAACCTAATCTGCATTCCGTACCCGCTACACGACATGCGACAGCGGACGGACTTGTCAACGTCGTATCAGGACTGGGTACGCATAAGGCGAAACGCTCGCACAACTTCTTCAGCTACGCCACGTTGCAGAACTGGCAGCAGATGGACGCGGCGTATCAGACTAACTGGCTGGCACGCGCCATCGTGGATATCCCTGCTGAAGACATGTGCCGTGAATGGCGTATCATTAAGTCACAGGATGCTGACGCTATCCGCATCGAAGAAGACCGCCTGATGGTGCCCATGCACGTGCAGGAAGCTGCGACATGGGGCGGACTGTACGGTGGTGCCGGTATCCTGATGCTGACCGGGCAGGACCTGCAAAAGCCTCTGCGTATGGAGAAGGTGCGCAAGGGTGACCTGCAACGTCTCGTGGTGTTCGACCGCTATGACATGTCAGCGATGACCATGAATACCTACGACGTGCTCGCACAGAACTACCTTGCGCCGGAGTTCTACACCATCACAGGTGGCGGACAGCAAATTCACTGGTCACACTTTGCTCGTTTCAACGGTGTGCGCCTGCCCCGTCGCCAGATGTTGCAGACGCAGGGATGGGGTGATTCAGAGTTGCGCAAGTGTCTCGATGACATCATGGACATGGTTGCATCAAAGGACGGTATTGCCGAGCTGATGCAGGAAGCCAACATTGACATCATCAAGCGCGAAGGTCTGGCCGATGAGCTTGCAACAGACCAGGACAACGCCATTACGCAGCGTTACGCCCTGTTCAGCCAGATGAAGTCCGTGGTGCAGATGGCCCTGCTGGACGGTGATGAGACGTACGACCGCAAGACGCTCGATTTGGGCGGTGTTGCACCGGTCATTGAGCTGTTCATGACGTGGATTAGCGGCGCGGCTAATATTCCCCTCACCCGTCTGTTCGGTACGTCCGCCAAGGGTCTGAATGCCACCGGTGAAGGTGACCTGAAGAACTACTTCAACTCTATCCGCTCGAAACAGCTTGTCCGTCTTGACCCGGGCATGAGAGCGCTGGATGAAGTGCTGGTCCGTAGCGCGCTGGGTTACTGGCCAGATGACTACAACTACGTGTGGGCACCACTGGCACAGCCTGATGAGGTGCAGCTTGCCACCGCTGCCAAGACTCGTGCTGAGACGGACATCCTGTATCTCGGTGAAGGGATTATCCGACCGTCACAGATTCAGCGTAATCTGCAATCGTCCGAACAGTACCAGTTTGAAGACGAGGACATTGAGGCACAGGAAGCAGCTGAGACGGATGTTATCGTGCGTCCGGGTGATGAGACTGAGGAGCCACGGGAGACACAACCTGCTCAGGATGCATTTCTGGACCAGTATGTGAAGCTTACTGTGTCAGATGGTTTAACGCATGAGCAGGCTATGTTACAACTCGCCCCGTAATGGGGCGGTTTTACTATTTCCAAAATTTCATTGGATTTGGTTTACCTGTTACACAGAAATTTTCTGCATCTTGCATTGAAGCAAAAAAACCTTTGTCATCTTTATTAATTATAACGTTATATGAAAATCCCCGGTTAAAAGAAAGAGGCATGAAATATATACGACCTATTTCTTTACCATTTTCAATAATTGATTTGTCAGTTTTTAGTTCTGCATTGTTACCAATGGCATGTGCTTTCCCGAATGTAATCATTTGAATTCGTACTCCACTACACCTTCTTCACTGATGATTTGCGCTTTGTAGAATCCACCGCGTGATGCGAGTTTGTAAGCCTGCTCCATTGTCATTTCGCGGTATTCGGCAGTGCTTGTTTCAGTTTCGATAGTCATCAGAGTGTACATTTTGTTTTCCTCGTCTAGTTGTCTATGAGCTAAATATACTCCTCACTGACGAACCCGTCAACAGTTATCTCAGAATTATTTTCATGGTACACTTGCAGCTCACCCGCAGGAGATAACCACGTGGCAACACAGACTGAAATTGCATATAACCGCAAGCTGCAACAGATTGTTAAACTGGTGTCGGAAGACGTGCAGCGTGAAGTTGTGCCTATTATTCACCAGTCTGTGCCTGAGTATGTTGCTGATGGCTGGAGCGACCTGATAGTTGCCGCACTGCGTAAGCTCACTGAACGCTGGAACAGCCCTTTTGCGCGTCGTCAGGCACGTGACATTGCCGGGACGTTTGTACAGGCTGCCGCCACAGGTGCACAGCGTAAGTCGTTCGGTATCGACCTGTACGGTGGTGATGACCAGCTGTACGAGTATCTCAAGGCTGCTGCTGACCAGAACGCCGCACTCATCACGTCTATCCCTGCGCAGTATCTGGAACAGGTGAGCAACATCGTCACGGGTAACATGCGTGCCGGTATGCGCCCCAGCTACATTGAGCAGGCACTGGTTAAACAGTTCGGTATTACTCAGCGGCGGGCTAAGCTAATTGCTGTCGACCAACATGCGAAGATTCAGGGCGAAGTCACACGCCTGAGACAGGTTAATTCCGGTATTCAGTATTTTCGGTGGCTGACCGCACATGATGAGCGCGTGCGCCCTTCTCATGTTGCCGTAGGTAAGCGCGATGTAGGGTATGGTCCGGGTGTGTTCCGCTGGGATGATTTGCCAGTAGTAGACGGAGTGCCCACGTTCTGTGGACAACCCGTCCGGTGTCGTTGTGTAGCTGTGCCGGTCACACAAGCACAGGTAGAGCGGAATAAGAAGGCGCGCTCCTCTACTTAGCCAGACTTATCCAGATAACCACACCGACCGCCAGTAACAACCATTCAACCGGGATAAGTGTGTTCATTTACTCAACTCCTTAACCAGACGGTCCAGATACCACTGCGCTTTGCGACAGTCCTCTACACCGTTCTTGTGCTGGTAACGCCACAGGTACTTTTGCACGTTACCCTTCAGATACGCCTGAAACTCAGCAGGTGTCATGCTCGCAGCAATTGCATCGATGCACTCAATGCCAGACTGGTTGTAATGTGCCGGGTGCTGTACGGTGTCAAAACCCTGTTGCAGGTTGGCATCATTGACACGACTTTGCAGGCTGTCCACTTTGCGGCGTTCGGCGATGACCGCATAATCCGGGTCATGTTTCCATCCATCGTCTGTTTTCGAACCGTGGAAGCTTTCAGCGTTACAATGCTTCCAGACATACAACACCCAATCAGTGAATGGTTCAAAATCTCCCGCACTGCCTTTAACGTATTCCCACATGTTGCTCACTCCTGAAATTAACTGTATGATATGTTTCATTAGTAAGTTACCACCAACTGACGGGTGCGTCAACAAGAATATGCAAATAACAGTACAGGACCGACAGACATACAAAATCACCAATCGTGAGTTCACCGATGAGGGTTTTTTGCGTGTACCCGGCAAAGTAGCACGTACTGGTATCCAGCAGTATCTGGCGTGTGAACTTGGACTTGCTGGCGACCCTAACCGGATTATCAACGTGTACCGCCCTGAAGAAGAAGTGTTTGCCGAGGATTCACTGGCATCCTTCGACGGCGTGGACATCACCCTGCAACACCCTTCAGCGCTGGTCAACAGTGAGAACTATTCCACTGTGTCCAAAGGTGTTGTGCGTGGTTCAGGTGTGCGTACTGACGACAACTTCGTACAGTGCAGTCTGCTCATCAAGGCGAAAGATACCGTTGATGCCGTACTAAATGGCACGTGTGAGTTGTCAGCAGGCTACACAGCCACGTATGACGACACGCCGGGCACTACCCCGGACGGTGAGCAGTATCATTACCGTCAGACCAATATCCGAATTAACCATGTTGCTGTAGTTGACCGCGCACGCGCAGGAAGTACAGCACGTATTTTTGACAGTGGAGAGAAAGCAATGCATCAAATCACAACTGACACGGGGCGCGTCCTCGAAGTCGCTGATGCTGCTGTAGCAGATGCATTCGACCGCCTTAATAAGCGTGTCAATGATGCAGAAGCTGCCACAGCTAAAGCGCAGGCTACCAACGATGGCTTACAGGCCAAGGTTGATGACCTGAACGGTAAACTGGAAACTGCTGTTAAAGCGTCCAGCGACGAAGCAATTAAAGCCCGTGTGGAAGAAGTTGCACAGGTGCAAACCAAAGCGCGTAAAGTGGCCGGTGATTCGTTCTCCTGCGACAGCGTGAATGCAACTGAAATCATGCGTGCCGCGCTGACCGCTGCGAAGCCTAAGCGTGACTTCTCTGATAAATCTGCCGACTACATTCAGGCCGCCTTCGATATGGCTGCTGAAGAGGAAGATGAAGAGAAAGACTGTAAAGATTCACAGTATAAGCAACTTGCACAGGATGGTGCTAAAGCCCCTGCTCAGGCTGGTTCAGCTTATGAAGAATTCAAACGTAAAACGGCCACCGCCTATTTGGGGAGTAAATAATCATGCCTGTACAGACTACTTATCAGCGTTACTACGGTGATGCCTTTGAAGGCATGAAAGCCGACATGGAAGCATACAACACCGTTTCCAAACTGAATAAAGGTACTACCGTTATCCCATTCGGTCGCGCAGTATTCACCGATGGTGATGACGGTATGGTTCTGCCAGCTACCGGCGCAACCGCTAATGAGTTCATCGGTATCACCATGCGCGAACTGACCCGTGCCTATACCACCGCTCAGGCAACGCCTGCAATCGGTGCAGTACCGGACTACGATTCCACCGTATTCACAATGGGTGTTATCTGGGTTCGCCCTGCTGTTGCGGTCGCTAAAGATGACCCGGTATATGTGGTACTGGCAGACGGCACACTGTCTAACGTAGCAGGAAGCACTAACGTGCAGATTCCAAATGCTAAATTTGTTTCAACTGCTGCGGCTGGTTCACTGGCTAAAGTTTCTCTGGTTGTTGGGGGCTAATAATGAATCTTGTAACTGTTAAAGACAGCCAGACTGGTTTTGAGTATACGTACGACGACAATCTGCGCAACATGCAAACCGCTGACGCCGGTGTGGGCTTCTACATCAGCCAGTTCGCTAACCTTGAGTCAAAGATTTATGAAGTTCTGTACGCAGACATCATCTTTGACCAGCTGGTACCTGTGGATACTTCTGACCCGGAGTGGATTGACCAGGTTGCTTACCTGTCATTCGACGGTGCAACAATGGGTAAATTCATCGCTGCCAACGGTCGTGACCTGCCGCAGAACGACATCGACGCCGCTATCTCTTACATCCCTGTAGGTTATGCCGGTAACAGCTACGGTTATTCGCTGGAAGAGCTGCGTAAAGCTGCTGCACTGCGTATGCCGCTGGATGTTGCTAAAGCGCGTCTGGCCTTCCGTGGTGCACGTCAGCACTCACAACAGGTTGCATTCTTCGGTGATGCACAGCGCAACATGTACGGTCTGTTTAATCACCCGAACGTGCCGCTGGACAACAGCTCAATCGACTGGAACACCGCTACTGGTGCTGAGATTGTTGCGGATATGAATGGTCTGCTGACCAAAGTGTGGAATCAGTCTGCACAGCGTCACGTACCTAACACTCTGCTGCTACCATCCAACCTGTGGGCAATTGCTGCTAACAAGCGTATGGATACCGGTACAGATACCACCGTGCTGGAATTCTTCCGCCGTAACAACACCTACACGGGTGTTACCGGTCAGCCAATCGACATCCGCGCTGTGCTGTGGTTGAATGATGCCGGTGTTGGCGGTGTTCCTCGTATGATTGCGTACGAGAAAAACTCTGACAACCTGACTATGCGCATGCCTATTCCGTGGCGTGCACTGCCTCCACAGGCTACTGCACTGCGTCTGGAAATTCCTTGCGAATACAAGCTGTCGGGCGTAGAGTTCCGTTACCCACTGTCAGCAGCTTACCGCGACGTGGTAAACGAAGGTTAATGAATCAGCCCTCTTCGGAGGGCTTTTTAATGTCTCGCAACGTTTCGATATAATTCATCAACTCTTTTTCAGCCATTTCAGCATTATATTCAATCAGTTCAAAGTCATCAGGATTTTGAGCGCCTATAAAAGATAATTCAATTTGATTATCCACGTGTGCTCTTATGTACCTTTTCAACGCTGCAATCTGGTTACCTTTCATCTTCTCGTACTCCTCTCAGTTAATGTTCCGTTAATCTACTCCACCCTGACGCACTCGTCAACTACTATTCTTATTTCTTCACATGGTGTACAATTATCAACACTATTAACACGAGGAACGTAAAATGGCACAGGTTAAAGCAGGTCCACGTACCGCTCGCTCAATCACCATTAACCACGGTGATGCCGCTTATGAAATTATTCCCGGCGGCGACAACTCCGCATTTGTGGAAGTCCCTAACGACGTGGTTAAAGGTAAATTCGTTCAGAACCTGATTAACTCGGGTGACCTGATTGTTAAAGGTTACGAAGAGCCGGTCAAAGGTAAAGACGAAGAAGAAGACGAACGCCTGAACAAGCTGCGTCAGGAAGCCCAGTCGATGGGTCTGGAGTTCGATAAGCGTATGAAGGCTGACACGCTTCAGAAGAAAATCGACGAAGCCAAGGCTCCGCAGTAAGTAACCACACCGGGAGAGTGATACGTGATTATTGACGCTTTTGTTATCGCAGCTTTTCGCATGTCACCTCTCGGTGCCGCTTTTACTGACGTTGTTAAATACCCGGATAGCCTCATCCAGTACGCATTGTGTGAAGCTGACACAGAGACTGGTGGAAGTGGCTGGGGGAGTTACCAGAATGACTGTCACAACATGAAGCAGCGTGGTATGTTTCTCTACGCCGCAGGCTGGCTCACCACGTTCTACCCTGACGGTGTTGCGAGTGGTGTAAGTGGTGATGCACGTTTAAACGTCTCCAGTAAGTCCGTGGGTGATGAATCAATCACGTACCGTGTCGCACAGATGGTTGACGCCGGTACGGACTTCCTTACTTTCACAGCATACGGTCAGGCATTCTTCAGACTTCGCCGCCGAGCCGGGATGGGCGCTAGAGCAGTTTAACGCCGGGGATTTTACCGGCTGTGATGGCGTCGTAGAGGTGCCCTTTCGAGAATGTCGCAGCGGGACAGACGTTCCGCGTATTGGTCATTGGTAACTGATATGGAAGGCCCGCCTTGAGCGGGCTTGTTTAGATTGGTACTGGTTACAGACTATTCTCATATGATAAAATGAGGGAAATTTAATCATATGAGAAAACACACATGGCAAGTAAGACATTCGTCAGGCATGAATTTAAAACTTTATTGCCTGTAAAAAATGATGTTGTTTATGAAGCTGAAACCGATGGTAACATCTACCAGTATGATGTTTATCTTCAGTTCCTCGATGTCAACGAGCAACCTGTAACACCTACAGCCGGCACGGTTAACGTATATGGTTCCCCTTTTGACCAAATGTTATTTGAAGCAGAGGGTTCACCGGTCAACGCCAAAGATGTTAATGTCGGCGTGAGTGTGTACACACCTCCCACCATTAACGGACTTTCTGAAAAAATTCAGATTAAATTCACGGGTATTACTGGTGCTCAGTATGCCAAAGTTTGCATTTACAGAAAGGGCTAATCGATGCCATATCCGGGAAAAGGTTTAAAGGCTGAAGTAGACGAGAATACAGTAAGAAATATCGTCACTCCACTTGTTGCAGATGCAGCGCAAACGCAGGCAAAGCAGGTTGTAAATTTTAAAGTTGATGGTGTAGAAACTATTGCCGACTTACGCGCACGCGTACCCGCTTACAACGGTGAACGAGTGTTCGTGAAGCAGTACCGTGCTCCGGCGGTATCGATAATGGCTCCTGTTGGGGGTGGCTGGTTTACTGGTAAAACAACAGCTACGGGTGTTACTGATGATGGCGGTGTGAGGATTAAAGGTCCAACCGGTCACTGGGTGCGTGAGAAAGAGATTCCTGAACTGATTGCGTTTGACTTTGGCGCGATGGGGGATGGCGTAAGCGATGACGGCCCTGCCATTCAGGCGATGTATGAATTTACAATCAGCAAATATGCATCGGACCGTACTAAGGACCGGGCACGTAAGTTAGGCGTGCGTTTAGGTGCCGGTACACACTATGTCACACCACGCACCATGAACATCTACGGCACCGCGCTGACGCAGGCAAGCGACCAGTACCCTTACTATCCTGACGTGAACGGCGTTCGTTATGATGCTTATAACGACTTCCTTTTACGCGGTGCTGATTGCGACTATGGTACACAGATTTTAACCCGAATTATCTCTGACAAGAGTGACAAGCCTGTGTTCTCAATCAACCATCGTCGCTTTACCGTTAAGGGTATCGAGTGGGATGGTCAGCAAACCACCAAATTTGATGAGCCATCGGGCCGTCTGATTGGTGCATCGCCAAACGTGTTTAATGACACGGCCAGTAACAAGCAACCTTTTATGATTAACTACTGTGCTGGTGGTACGTATGGTTACGTCACGCATTTCAGCGCACGCAATACCGGTAGTTATGCGATTTATTATTTCGACAGTCTGGATAGTATTTTTGACCAGATGTACACCGGGAACACTGCCGGACCTGTTCTACAGGTGGGCTGGACTAACCGTGAACCGGGCGGATGGAACCATTCAACGGCCATTCAAATAACCAACTGTAACTTCCAGCAACCTTGCGCTCCGGCAATATGGGCACCGCGTGCTACTCAATGTCTGATGCGTAACGTGTGGTTTGAACACGGCGACGTAGCATTTGATATTAATAATGGTCACTGGATTTTAGATGCAGTGAGTTGCGAAGGTTTCCGTAAGCCTGCACAGATGTGGCAGTGCCGCACCATTCGTAACCAGTGGTCTAATCCCGTTGGCGCTGCAATGGATTATGACACTAAACCAACGGATGCAGGTTGGGGTAGCTACCTGAAGAATCCTGACGGCTCCGATATCACCCCACTTGTTTCCGGGTTTGAATTGGGTAAGGTGGAAATCCAGAACTACGGTGCTTACTTCGATTGCCCCGTGCGCGCAGGCTTCTTTAGCGGTAGTTTAAATGGAACGCTCAATACGACAACCGATGAATATATCAATATCGGTAATATTCAGCTGCCTGATATCGGTACGCACGTTCACATTGAAATCATGAGTCGTAACGAGTTTGGTAGTCAGGGTGTAACCACCACGGCACTTAACGCAATATCTGACCGAACCAACGGTTTAACGCGGATTAAGATTAGCAGGGCCAGCGCGAACGAAGCCAGTATCAGTTGGCACTCAGAAGGTGCTGCTGGAATTCTGGATGTCCGCGCTGAGATAACCACGTTCGTTGGTGTAGTGCCCGCCCTGTGGGTGAAATTCAAAGCCACCACTGGTACCTTTGCGATGTTCGCCTACAGTAGCGGTACCACAAGAAAAGAAAGCGGAAGCTGGGCACAGCTTACGTGGAGCGGTGCCCGTTCGACAGCAACACCGACAAACACCCGTGTTATTGATGGTATGTGGTCTGCTCATAACGGTAAGGCGGGCATTGGCTTCCGTAATGACGTGGTAAGCATTACGTCGCGCAGCACCACGCACTCCAAGGCGGCACCACTGCAAAACCTTGCTGACTTCACGAAGCCGTTTAAAACACAACTGATGGTGATTAACGGCGAGGAGCTTTACGTTGCCACTTACGCGCCTCAGCCAATTATCACTACTCAGCCTGCTGCGAATGCCTCCGCCGCTGTTGGTGGTTCACTTTCGCTATCAGTCGTTGCGACGTATGCAGCGCGCTACCTGTGGCAGAAGTCAACAGACGCCGGTGCGACGTGGGTAGATATTGCAAACTCCAATCTGGCAACCTACACCAAAGCTAATCTGGTAGCTGGAGATGCTGGATTGTATCGAGTAATCGTCAAAGGTAAGCTGGAAAACGCCGATGACACGGTAACGACCAACCGGGTTATCTCAACAAGCACAACCGTAACTGTAAGTTAAAGCAGCAAGGCCCGCTCAAGGCGGGCCAGTCTGTTACTCTGCGCGTTCGATATCTTTCCGGCATACGATGGTAAACGAACCGTCTGCCCACTCCACGTAAAACTTACCGTACCACAGTGTATCCACAATGTGTCCTGTAATCAGTCCACCTTTATAACGGACCCTGTTACCTTTTTCCATACCGTTACTCCTTACTCGGTTTAGCGGTCGCGGCGCGGGTGAATAGTGGAATAACTTCAGGATTAAGAGCTGGATTTGGAACCCATTCAATTTTTCCGCTCTCCTGCTTAACATAGTTACCGCCAAGGCCGTACCTTTCCGCATTTTCACGATGCCGGAATAAGCAGTTGTCATTGATGAGGCGCTCAGGCGATCCGTCTATATTCTTAAACCTTAATGCGTATAAAACCGGCTTCTGCTTCGCCAGCTCTGCAAGCTGCGCCTGATATTCGAGAACCTGTCGTTCCAGTCGTTTAATGAGCTGCATACCCAGCTCCAAGTCAGATTCGCCTTGCAGCATTCTTTCAGTCAGGGTTTCAAGATAACTAGCGTTCTGGTTGGCTCGATGCGTTTCTTCTGCAAGTTTCGCCTCTGCTGCTTCTGCGCGCTGCTTGTAGCGTTCAATAACTTCTTTCATCTCTTCAATTCGATGTGATGGATTCATGACTATTCTCCCTTACCAACCAATTGATGTGCCGACGTTCCAGCCTGTACCCTGATTGGTGTCACGCGTCACCGATGCTTTCAGCACCACGTTGGTTGATACGCGTGATGAGAAACCAACCGCAACAGCCTGTTCACCCTCATAACCACCCACTCCTGCGCCCACGGCAAAACGCTGGTATTCAGTAACCTGTGGAATTGATGCGGAGCTGAGTGCAGCAGCTGTACCGGCATTGGCGCTCTTTTTCACGTTATCAATACGTTTGTCCAGTGACGCAAAGTTACGGTTGGTCTGCTGTTCCAGTTCACCAATGCGTTGCTCATGGTTGCTCAGCTGTGCGCTGTGCTCTGCCACACGTGCGTTGGTGTTACGGATTGACTGTGCATTAGCAGCCGCGTTACTGAATGCTTCATCAGCGCGGGATTGTGCCTGAGTGACTCCGGCTGACAACTGCACAACCTGTGACGCACGTGTGCGGGTCTCTTCACGAATAGCACCCTCAGCACCGTCCAGACGTACCGCATTGTTAATTGAGCGGTCATCTGTCACCGTGGCACGCTGCTCGATACCATCAGCACGTACTGCCAGTGCATCAGCATGAACGGAGGCAATCTGTGCCGCGTTCTGTACGGCGTTGATGTGAGTATCCTGACCAGCGTCACGGTCTGACTGACTGACTGCACCTGCTGTGATACGCTGGGACAGTGCGTCATCACCCGCCTTACGGTCAGCATCAGCACGGGCAACCTTCACATCTGTGTGCGCCACAGCCGTTGTGTAAGCACTGGTAGCTTTCTTGTCTGCGTAACCCTTCAGGTCACTGGTTTGTTTCGCATCAGTTGCAGACTGAGCGGTTTTATCCAGCTTGGTTTCCTGTAACTTTGCAATGTTCGCACGGTCTTCAAGACCCCACGATTCGCTGTATTTGGTCAGCGTGTTCATGTGCACAGCGTGCAGACCTGCGCGAAGGTCATCAATCTCTGACTGTGTGGCGCATACTGAAGCTGATGCGAGTGCTACTGATACGGCAATGATTAACTTTTTCACGGGTTGTTCCTTACTGTTAAGCAGCACCATTGCCGCTCTCTGTGACTGAATATACTACTAGCTGACGAGTCCGTCAATAGTTATTTACCTGTACTCCCCATACCACCTTCACCGCGTTGAGTGTCTGACAATTCATCAACCTGTTCAAACTGAACCTGCTGGACCGGCATCAGCATACCCTGCGCGATACGGTCGCCGTGGTTAACCACGAACGGGTCAACCCAGTCGTTACCATCCCGGCGCACTTTAACCTTAAGTTCTCCCCTGTAGTCGCTGTCGATAACACCCACACAGTTGCTCAGGCGCACGTCACTGTTAAACCCGTGACCGCTGCGTGAGTAAACCAGCATGACGAACCCTTCAGGAATCTCAAACGCCAGCCCCGTGTTGACCGTGACGCATGTACCCGAGTAAACCTCAACCGGGAAGTCCATCACCGCGTACAGGTCAAAACAGGCCGCTCCTGCTGTACCATACGTGGGCAGTCGTGCGCCCGGACGTGTCAGCTTAAACCTCATCACTTACTCCCAATGCTGTCCAGCTGGCGGCGTAGCATACGTAGTGCACCAAGTGGAAATTGTTGTTTACAGATGCCGGTAAAGATTGCCCGGTTCTGTGGATGCGTCACGCGCTTGCTCATCTCACTCCAGCTATCACGGATGGTGCGGTTGACCGGACGTGAATCACGCTCGGCCATATGTACCGCAAGCTCCAGCGACATCAGGGTTTGATAATATTCTTCAAACTGCTGGTGCAGCTCAGCACTCATTCATTGCCTCATTCATCATCAGGAAAACAATCATGGCGGCGCGCAGTGGGTTGCCAGATGATTCATATCTTTCATATTCTACTGCTGAGTCTGGTCTTTTGGGCCATTCGGTTCTACAGTCAACGAAACCCCACGCGTCAACATCAGGTGTATTGTCACCGAACTTTATGTCAATTTTATACTTTTCAATAATCGGACCAGCATCAGTCCATGAGTTGCAGGGGTCGAACGCGACCCAAACACCATCTTTAACATAAAGCATCTTACCGTTACTAACTCCATATGGACCATCACACGGCGGCTGCCCTTTCGCCCCAAGACATGTCCACACCTTCTGCGCAATGCTCGCATCGCCCATCTCGCTATAATTACTCATCTTCCTTAAACCCTCTTTGTGTAAATATCTGCATTCCCATACTGTGTGGTCTGCCCTTGTGCGTCACCTGGATTTTGTACCCCACATTCTTACCCCGGCGCTCTGTTCTGCCGAACACAGCCGCACCTCTTGCGGTTGGCTCCACGCTGATTACCAGAACCGTGAAGCCGTCGCGGTCAGTGTACTGTTTTCCGACGACCGGTAAATTTTTCATAATATGGCTCCACTTTCACACCGCACGACTGCATCAGATGTACAGACAGTTCCTCAGCATCGCTTTCCGAGAATCCTTCACCCATGTAAAGGGATTTGTAATACTCAAGATGCTCTTCAAAATCGTATTGTTCGTTCATTTGTCGGTCCCCAATTGGGTGGTTAATTGGCAGGTGAATTTATTTCAGCCCAATGTGTTATGTGCTTCTTTCTGAATTCGCAACTAAACAGTCCACGACACGGTGTGTAATTGTAAATTCCGTAATACTCGATACCAAGTTCATCAACCCAACAAGTAAGATAATCGCATCTTTCTGTAGGTTCTTTGTCAGCACGCTCAATCCAATCAATCATCAGAATTGACTCCACCAGTTATCGTTACGACCGTCACCCATGTACGCAGCGGTCAGGAAATAATTTGCGCGGTTCCAGTATTTCTGTTCACCGGTTTCAACAGCATCGCGTGCTTCATCCTGTGCGACCATCAGCGCCTTACGGTTGATGTGGAAGCCTTCCCAGTTGAAGCGAACATCACATGCGACTGATGTACGCGGCCACAGTGTTTTAAGTCCGTCCCAGTGTGCTTTACGCATCTGCTCAATCGTTTTCATGGCAGCATCGCCAGTGATACACCACACCAGAATGCGGTGCAGATGAAGCCAATCGAGTACCATACTTTTTCATTCAGTGTCATTTTCGTGTCTCCGTCAGTTGATGAGCTAAATATAATACGCACTGACGGACTCGTCAAGCATTATTTACCCCGATATTTTAACCCGTATCGGGGTACGATTTTCTTCAATCTTCACAATGACTTAGCAGCACCTTACCCGATACCCCGATGTGAATTACTTCCCTTTCTGGTAAATCTTATAAGTATATATACATACTACATATAACTATTCTTCTACTACTAACTTATTTCTATAAGGGTATTGGGGTAAAGTAGTAGTAGTATTAGTAGTATCAGTAACTTAGGAGATACCCCGGTCCTTACCCCGATGGTTAATTCGCCATGAGTAGCGGGGTATGATTACCGTGTGGTAATATATGCACAGGAGGTACACCAATGGCTATGCGTGTAAAGAATTTCCAGATTGCAAAGGCTGAGCTTGAGCGACACTTACGCCAGTTTATGGGCGGCAAGTTCGTGACGGTGGGCGTGCATGAAGATGCAGGAATGCACCAGCCTTCTGAGCCGGGTGCACAGGCTGTACCAATGGCACAGGTTGCTGCGCTGAACAACTACGGCAACCCTCACAATACGCTTGATGGTCGCCCTGCTCCCGTGCCTGCCCGCCCGTTTCTCATCCCCGGCGTGGAGTCTGCACAGCAGGACATCAAAGACGCGGTGATTGAGGCGATACAGCGCGGTGCGACACTGGATGAAACGCTGAATAACATCGGCGCGTTTGCAGCAGGTGGTGTGCAGCAGTACATGACCGACCTGAAAACACCACCAAACGCCGCATACACGATTGAACAGAAGGGTTCGTCCAATCCCCTTATCGACACCGGCGCTCTGCGTGCGAGCATCACGTGGAAGATTACAGCGCAGGAACCTGAAGAGGGTATGTCATGAGCTTAAATATGTCCGGGCACATTGATGCGGTGTTTGAATCCGTTGAAGCAACATTCGTACCTTCCGGTGGTTCGTATGTTGATGGAATGTGGGTACCGGTACCAACCACTCCTGTTACAGGTTATGTGGTTAACATCCAGCCCCTGAGTGAGCGTGAGCTGGACTTCCTCCAGCGCGGCGGAGAGCGCATTCTCGACCCTCGCCGCATCTACGTGAACAATGGTGACCTGAACCGTATTACACTCGATGGTGAATGGTTCTTTCTGGACCAGCGCTGGAAAGTCGTTAAGACGGACAATCGCCCGTGGCGCAACTACTGCAAAGTTATAGTGGACCGATTCGATGACCAGTCTTGAAATATTTGCTGTACTGCGACCCATCATCATGCTGGTAACGGGCGTACCGGAATGTATCTTTGCCGACCCTAACGCAAAGTCACCCACTGGGCCGTATTCCTCTGTCAGAGTGCGCCAGAGCATTCGTGAGCGCGGACAGGCTAACATCCGTGTGACTGACCTCCCCCTCACCCGTGAGGTGCGCTATGACATCCGTGCGCAGATTATCTGCGATGTGAACATAGAGTTCTGGCGCGGTCAGGCAATGGAATACGCTGAGAAGCTGAAGGAGTGCCACAAGCGCCCGGACGTTCCGTGGATTCTTAAGCGTAAAGGACTGGGCTGGGGTGGCACGGAAGCGGTGAACAATCTCACAGCGCTCCAGTCGGGTAATTTTGAGCAGCGTGCACAGATTACGGTGAGGCTGTTTTACGAAGCGACCACGCTGGTTGATGTGAATTGTATTGAGCAGGTGTCAGCATCTGTGGAGAATGAAAGCGGTACCGTCCTGCAATCCGTGGACGTAAACCTTTCATCGTGATAAAATTTTGCGAGTGTACACACAAACCACGAGGCTTTTCACATGTCATATGACGTTAGCAATATCATCCAGATTACTACCCGGATTGCTCCGGCTGGATTACTGACGGCAAATTTCGGTAGTGCGATGTTATTCGCTGACAGCGACGACCTCCCTGCTGGTTTTGCTCCAGATACTACCCGTACCTATTCAAGCGTTCGTTCACTGGCGGAAGATTTCGCCACCACCACGGAAACGTACAAGGCTGGTGCAAAGTGGCTGGGTTCAACCCCTGCCGTTCCTGCGCTGACCGTGTGGGGTACAAATACCGCCGACACCGCCGTTACCGATACGCTGGCTAAAGCGTTTGATGAAAACTGGTGGTACTGGACATTCTTCACCGCTGACGTGCTGGCCGTTAAAGCCAACGCGCTTGCAATCGCTGGCTGGTGTGAAGATAACAACGTCATGTTTGTTAACTCGCAGACCGGTACCGCAGCTACCGACATCCGTGACCCTGCTATTGCGGATGACATCGCCACACAGTTAACCACGCTGGGTTACCGCCACGTGTTCACCGCCGTTCACGCGACCGACGGTTACGCAGGTGAAGCGCTGTCCAAGCATTACGCAGCGGTAAATTACTCTGCTGACAACTCCACAATTACCGGTGAATTTAAAAAGTCTCCGGGTGTTGCTGCTGAAGACCTGTCAGACACCGCATACAGCACCATGAAGCGCGCTACCAAGAAAGCCGTGTTCTACAGTGTTCTGGATTTACAGGGCGCTACGGACAGCGGACGCTGGTTAAATACCATCACACATTCAACCTACGGTGAGTATATTGATGACGTGGTTAACCTCGATGCATTTGTGAATGCTCTGCGTGTGGGTCTGTACAACGCACTGGCTAACCAGACGACCAAGCTGCCACAGACGCCTGTTGGTCAGGCTGTTCTGATTGGTGCGGCGAAGCGTGTGTGTGAGCAGTTCGTGCGTAACAACTATCTCGGTGCGCGCAACTACACCGACCCGGATACTGGTCTGGACGCGTTCAGCATTGGTTATGAGATTCTGACTCAGCCGGAAGATATTCTTGACCTGAATGAATCAGACCGTCCCGCACGTAAAGCTGCACCTATTCGTGTTCGTGCGTTCCGCGCTGGCGCAATCCATCTTTGCGACGTTAGCGTTGACATTTATTGATAACGGGGATTTAACAAATGGCTTTAAACGATTTCAGTACAGTTAATTCCGTTGTCACAGTCAACGGACGCATCATTACCGACTGGGGCGACACCGCCACACCTTACACCGACGAACCGATTGACCCACGCGGTGCACTGCGTCGCGGTCAGGGCGGTAATGCGGTACGCCTGAACCGTATCAATCCGGGTCGTCGGGTTAACCTGTTCCTCAACCCCGGCTCACCGGATGCTGCGTACATGCAGGGTCTGATGAACAGCAACGCTAACATCGAGCTTACCTTCACTCAGATTGGTACACTCGATGCGGCTGTTGGTGCTGAGGGCATGATTGTGAACGACGGCCAGCGTGGGCGTGCAGGTATGACTATCACGGATGACCAGTTTACGATGGAGTTCAATGCGTGGACTGCCACACGTGGTGCGGTAGCGTAAAGGATTAGCCCCACGGATGGGGCTTTATTGGATATCAATTAGCCTTTAGCGTCCTCAATACATTGTAACAAACTTTTTAATTCACGCGCCAACTCCTTAGCTACTGTTTTGTCTTTGATATTTTCAATACCTGTTCTACCGATAAAGCTAACCTCTGATAATATTTTTGAAAATTCGAGGTTTTCTTCGTATTCACCATCGTTGCTCGGGGTTGTAGGTTTACCATCCTTTCCCGGAATGTAAAAATTCATGCGGAATTGCACTCCGTTTTGGTCCTTCCTGTATTTTTCACCTTCTACCCAATAAAAAGCAGGTGAAACTTTTTCAACGGAAACTTGCAACCATTCTTGAAAATCACCAACTCTGCGGCCTTTCTTTAAAAGTGGTTCACCAACTTTTAATTCTTTAAATGTTTTATCATTTGACATCTTCACTGCTCCTCTCAGTTAATGTCCCATTATCCTACCCCACTCTGACGGACTCGTCAACACCTTTCCATCTCATCCCGTTTCCTGTAAACTTTACCCATTGAAACAAGGGGACCATTCATGTCATACGTTAAGTCTTTTACAGTGGGTAATCTGACCGTCAATGCAAAGATGGCGTCAGCTGTCCAGCAGGATGAGATGTTGTCTCTGCTCAGCTCCGCACTGATTCAGCGCGCCGCCATTGCCGGACAGAACAATACCAAAATGGGTACGGATATTCTGGTGCCGATGTTCATGTCAATGCCGCAGCAGCTCAAGCGTCAGGTGGTGAGTTCACTGGCCGGTACGGTAATGGTGCACGGTACGGAAAGTCTCGTCACCGTTAACGACTTCAGCGGCAAGATGGTTGAGTGGAATACATTACTTGCACAACTCCTGTTGTGGAATTTCGAGGGTTTTTTCGACTGGCTGGAGAGCGCCGTAAAAAACGTTCCTCCAGCACCACCGGTCGAACAAGCAGTGTAAACTGGTATCTGATGCGTCCCTGCACCGGCATTAATGGACTCTGCCCACCCCTGTGTACGTGGGCGCAGTTGAACGACGGGACGTATTCCCTTGCAGACGTTGAGCGGTTTAATCAAGCTCTTGATGAATTACTTGAGGCGGTGCAAACCTGATGGCTAACGTAATCACATCCTTTCTCATTGCCCTCGGGTACGACACGGAAGACCTGCGCCGTGGTGAGCGTGAAATTAACCGCTCAATGGATAACGTCAAATCTGGCGCAGGCGTCATGGGTGCAGCGCTTACTTCCGCACTTGTAGGTCTGGGTAAGACTGCCGTTGACACGGCCAACCGCGTTAATGAACTCCGACTGAGCACCAACACGCTGCGCACCTCCGCCGAATATGTCAGTGACTACGGCAACGCCGTGAAGTCACTGGGTGGTGATGCGGGCGTTGCCGCAAGTGAGATTGGGCGCGTTGAGACCGCACTGAGCAATCTGCGCAACAAGGGTGACGCCTCCACGTTTACAGAGCTTGCATATGCAGGTGTGAATGTTAACACCCTCCAGCGTGCTGAGAGTGGTGGTGACTTTATGAAAGAGCTTGCGCGTCAGTTCCCCGGACTGAGCGGCGAGCAACAGATGATGGTACAGCAGACACTGGGACTCTCCCCCGCCAGCGTGGATTTACTGCGTAAGGGTGAAACGGGCTTCCAGAACATCCTCAGTCATGTGCACAACATCGCGGGTCTGAGTGATGACCTCATTGAGAAGTCCCGCGAATACAATGCAGCTTTAGCCGATGCACAGATTCGTTGGCAGGGTATTGCTAACACCATTTCAGAAGCCGTGCTTCCTGAGATGACGAGTGCCATTGAGAAAGGTTCGCAGATTCTCACTGACGTTATCAAGCCAATGGCTGAAGAGAATCCAATTGCTACCGGTGCCGGACTTTCCATGACCGCCGGTGGCTTAGCTGCTGGCGTAGCCGCGCCGCTGCTGGGTGCTGTTGGAATGGGCGGACTCGGTGCCGTCGCAGGTGCAGCTGCTGCACCCGTTGCTCTTGCCGGACTGGGGACACTCGCTTGGAACATGGACCAGAAGGATGTAAAGAATCTGACTGGTCAGGAACTGCCGGAATGGTTGTTTGAAAAGCACACCGTGTTCGATGAGTCAGAAGGTGAGCTTGCGGGCGGTAACATTCGTAAAGGCTCGTTCCTTGATAAAGCATGGAACATGGACCAGAAGGGACTCGAAGACCTGACAGGATGGAAGGCACCGGAATGGTTGTTTAAGCCCATTGGCGGCGACGAATCAGAAGGTGAGCTTGCGGGCGGTAACATTCATAAAGGTTCGTTCCTTGATAAAGCGTGGAACATGGACCTGACAGGATGGAAGGCACCGGAATGGTTGTTTAAGCCCATTGGCGGCGGCAACAAGGGGAATGGACCACGCTCTGCCGCTGACTCCCTGAGCGCCGGGTACGAAGCTGAGAAGCAGACCTACATGAACAGTAGTTCCTATGCACCTGAAGCCACGGTAAATGACTACAGCTCAGCAGCGGCCACGGGTGAGGCTATTGCTGAGAAGCTGTACAAGATACCTCTGAAAGCTGAAGTAACCAACAACGTTGACATGCGTGTGGAGCTGGACGGACGTGCGCTGGATGCGAAAATTACCGACGTACAACAGCGTAACAATCAGATGACGGTGGATGACATGCAATCCACTACCGCGAGGTGATATGAGCATCATTAATTTATTTACTAAACAGGCTCCCACCATTGCTAAATATCAGTTTGATGCAGTGCTGGAAGACACGCTTGATGTCTCTGTAGAATGGACAGAGTACCCCGTGGAAACAGGCGTGAATGTTAATGACCACCGTATCATCCGCCCGGTACGCTGGACCATGACCGGAGCGGTAAGTAACAACCCTCTTAAAGTACAGCTGACTGATTTCCTTGCAGGTGGTCTGTCCAACCTCACAGATAACCCGTACGTTGCCGCCGCAGCAGGTTTGTTTGCCGGATTCCTTGCGGGTAGTAATGAGACCCGAGCCAGCACCACGCTTGAATTCCTGATTAACACCATGCGCCGTGGCGAACCCTTTGCCGTTGATGCCGGTGATATCCAGCTTCAGAATATGGTCATCACCCGCATTGGGCGCACCAAAGATACGAGCAATGAGAACGGGCTTATCTTTGTTGCTGAGATGATGGAGCTTATCACGCTTGACCGGTTGCAGGGACTGGGGCAACCTTCACAGAATCAGCTGCGCACCGGCGACCCTGCTAAATCGGGACTGGCTGGCGTGGTGCAAAAAGGCCAGCAGATTGCCAAGGATGTGAATGCCGCTGCTGAGCGACAGGTTAACAACATACTGGATGGTATATTCTGATGCAGGAAATTCCACTGTCAAACGGTGCGGCTAATGCTCACCAGAAATTTACCGTACAGCTCGGCGATAACTACATCGACTTTGAGGTTAATTATATCTCCTATACCGATACCCCCGCGTGGAGTCTGAACCTGTATCGTGATGGTACACCCCTTGTGCTGGGTGCCATGCTGGTACCGGGTGCTGACATCCTCACCGGTTACCGTGCCAACATTGGCAGGCTGGTATTCATCGGTGATGAAGTCACGCTGGATAACCTTGGCGTTAACAACCATCTGGTGTGGGTGAGCGAATGACAGACCGCAGATTATGGAGCCTTGAAATTGGTGGTCAGACCTATATCAGCGAGAGTGACGCCGGGCAGTTCCGTATTGTTTTTGATGTGGATATCAATCCCGGTGAGACGCTGGCGTTTGCTGATATCAGTCTGTACAACCTGAAAAAAGAAAGTGGTGTTGAAGCAAACGCACCAGTCAAACTACGCGCCGGTTACACTAATCAGGTGGACACTATTTTCACGGGGTACATCACCAACACCTTCCGCGAACGTGACGGGGCAAGTACGGTTCAGAGGCTTCTGTGTAAGTCTGGCGACCCGGTGACTGACCGTGGCTCAGTTAACTCATCCTATGGCGGCGGGGTTAATCTGCTGGATATTCTGCGCGACATTGCAAAACAGTGGCCACGCCAGCTTGATATTGATGAAGAGGTGTTTGGTAACATCTCACTGACCAGCGGTTACTTTATTGATGGTGACATCCCGCAGACTCTCACCCGGCTGGGTAATGCTTACGACTTCGACTGGATTCAGGAGCGCGGACGCCTTGTGATTACGCGGCGCAGTGCACCACGGACTACTCCCACAGTAGAGGTCTCCATGTTCACGGGGATGGTGGGTATTCCCGAAGTTAACCGTGGTCCGAATGGTTTCGGTGTGTTTGTAATCAACCGACTGAATCCCTACTTTCGTATCAATGGTCGCATTGAAGTTAAGTCGGAATTTCAGACTTTCAACGCCGGTAACGTGTTTGTTGTCGGTCTGGCTGGAGATGCGCGGGCGTCGGGAGAGTACAACATTTTTTCTCTGCGCCATCGCGGAGACAGTCACGGTAACCTGTGGGTAACTGAGCTTGATGGTCTGCGCGCTAACTCAGCTGCCCCATTGCCGGGTCAGACATCCACGGGTAACGGTTCGGTCGCATGGGGACAGAAGGTATCACAGGAGTTTCGTGTACGCGTGCGTGAGATTGCCGGTAACCTGAACATTGATGCATCGTGGTTAATGGCTGTGATGGGGTTTGAAACCGGGTATTCGTTCTCCCCTTCCATCAAGAACCCCGGAAGCAGCGCAACAGGACTGATACAGTTCACCGCTGCAACAGCGCGTGGACTTGGTACCTCCACTGTGCAACTTGCGCGCATGACAGATGTGCAACAGTTAACGTGGGTGGAGAAATATTTCCAGCAGTACAAGGGACGTATCAATAATTTAGGTGACTGTTACATGGCGGTATTCTGGCCTGCCGGTATTGGCAAGCCGGATACCTATGTCATCGCCACATCACCATCAAGGGCATACAATGCCAACAGCGGACTGGACAAGAATCGTGACGGTACCATCACGCGGGGCGAAGCTGTAGCGCGTGTAAACGAATCCTTACGTCGCGGAATGCAGTTTGCCAAATAAAAAAAAGCCCCTCGCAGGAGGGGCAAAGGCAACGCTAACGGTCCACTGGCACATCAGGTAAGGGACACCCCCTTAACTCATATACCTTCGTCTCTTCCGAAGTGTCAACCCTTATCGCCACAGTGGGTTGCCTGTCATGATTTACGGCTGACTCATTATGTCAATGTTCGCTGCGCTAAGCGTAACCAGGAGCGTTACAGCTAACAGTCGTGACTCACATGAGCTGCGTGTTAAGACTTATCTTAACTGACATTTGACGTGACTGTCAATTCACATTCCTGTATTATTTTATCCATTGTCACACGTCGGGGATATTTATGCCGTCCAACAGTCAGAGAGCATCAGGGGCACAGGTTCAGCGTACAGCCTTCTCTGAAAATATGAAGTCCGTTTACACGTCCATCCCCGGACATGTGCTGACCTTCGACCCAAAAACACAGCGTGCTCAGGTGCAGATTGGCGTCCAGCGCGTGGACATCAACGGCGTAGCATGGGTGCCTGCCCCTATCGTTGACGTTCCTGTATCATTCCCCGGTGATGATTTCGTACTGGAGTATCAGATTGACCCCGGCTGCGAAGGTTTAATCCACTTCAGCCAGCGCTGCATTGATGCGTGGAAGCAAACAGGTGGTACAGCTGATAACCCCGTTTCACGTTTTCATGAGGCGCAGGACGCAGTGTTCGTCCCGGGTATCAGGTCGTTACCCAACGTCATTCCCGCGTTCAGTAACAACGGTATCAAGTTGCGTAATAAAGACGGCACGCAATATGCCTGGTTGAAGAATGATGGTTCTCTGGCATTCGGTAATGCTCAGGCCAGTCTCAACATTGCGGCCAATGGCCTCGTGAACATACTGAATGCATCCGGCAATATCCAGCTACTGGCAAACGGTAACGCAGTTATCAACGGGGTGGTATTCACGCCGCAGGGCAGGATTACTGCACCTGCTGGTGGCGGCTTCACAGGCTCAACGGGTATCCCATACGAGCAGCACCGCCACGATGAGAACGGTAATATTACAGGGACTCCACGCACATGACAGTTCGCAAACTCGATGAGAACGGCGACATCGTTACGCAGGGTATTATTTTCATCTCTGAACGTGAAGAGATTGAACAGACCATTAAGACCCGCCTGCGCCTTTTCCTCGGAGAATACTTCCGTGATATCACAGATGGTACGCCGTGGTTTGAGCAAATCCTTGGTAAAAATGTTAATATATCTGCGCGTGAAGCTGCTTTGCGTAATCGCATCGCCAGCACACCGGGGGTAATCAGGCTGACCGCGTTCAGTATTGACTACCCCAACGTGGATGCGCGATTACTTACGGTCACGGCCAGCGTCCTGACCAGTTATGGACTAGCTACGGTGACTGAGAGCAATGGCTGAAATTACACCTAAAGGTTACAATCTCAAAACGGTTAATGACTGGTTCGTTGATGAGCGTCAGCTTTATCTGGACATCGACCCGTCATGGAATCTCGACCCATCCACACCTGACGGTCTGAAGATTGCACATGACTCCGAAGTGTTTGGCGCACTGGATGAGACGTTGCAGCAGGCTTACAACTCTAAAGACCCAAACAAAGCCAGTGGTTATGACCTTGACATCATATCGGCGCTGACCGGTACCTCCCGCAGTGAAGGTACCGCATCGACAGTTACAGGTGCAATTCTTACTGGTGTCGCGGGTAGTATCATTCCCTCTGGTACCCGTTTCAAATCAGCAACTACTGGCTCCGTGTGGACGCTGGACCAGACGTGGACGCTTGACGCAACTGGTAAAGCCACCGTTTCACTGAGTGCTGTCGTCATTGGTCCTGTACAGGCTGACGCTAACACCATCACAATGATTGTAGATACCGTTGCGGGTCTTACTGGTGTTAACAACCCCGCACCTGCAACAATGGGCACAGGTGTTGAATCTGACTCATCACTGCGGGTTAAACGCGCTACCGCAGTGGGTCGTCCGGGTAATAATCAGATTGATTCAATGCTGGGTGAGCTGTATGCAGTAGACGGCGTACGCCGCGTGAAGGTGTATGAGAACGACACCAACAGTGCAACGGTAAGTGATGACAACCCTTTCGGTTTACCGCCACACAGTATTGCACCTGTCATCGATGGTGGTACCGACATGAATGTTGCAATGGCTATTTATCTGAAAAAGAATCCCGGTGTGTTACTCTTTCAGGCAGGTACTCCTGTTGCTATCAATGTCGCATCACCAACCTATCCTGACAACATAAAGCTCATTAAGTTCAGTCGCCCCGTGTATGTTGATATTGTCATGAATGTTGTCATCAAGAACGATGGCACGCTACCTTCAATAGCGGTATTACAGGGGTTAATCCAACAAGCTGTCATTGAGTTTGCTGCTGGCGACCTGATACCTACCGACGTAGGGTTTAAGATTGACGGGTTTGATATTGGTGAGACTGTGCCGTACAGCACCATGTTCACACCTGTCAACAAAGTTATTGGTGCATACGGCAACTCATATATCCAGACCATGACGCTGAACGGTGCGTCAACCAATATCACCATTAACTACAATCAACTTTCACGCTGGACAACCTCAAATATCACGGTGAGTTTCGCATGAATATACCTGACAGGATTTATGCGCAGTACCGCACCAAGCCTAAAGCTGTCGCATGGTATAACATTACACGCAGTCTTGCTAATCAGTTGGGTGATGCAGCACGGGCTGTACGCGTGATGTATGAAATTGATACGGCTGAGGGTGAGCAGCTCGATATTCTCGGACGCATCGTGGTGATACCGCGCAACTTTATTCAACCAGTTGCAATGACACCACCGCAGTTTGCGGTAGCGGCTAATAACCCCGGAGAGTTTGGCGACGATGCAGCCATGTTCAGTGGGTTGTCATCCGACTCCGACGAACAAATGACGGATGACTTGTACCGTCTCATTATCAAGTCGAAGATTATTAAGAATAATTCGGACGCGACCACCGAATCAATTTTGTACGGTATGAATTTCCTTTTACCCAATGCTGAAGTTTTACGCATTACTGATGGCGAAGACATGTCATTTACCGTGGAATTCTATGGTAATATATCCCCACTGGAAAGATATGCTGTACTGAATGCGCAATTGGTACCAAAACCACAGGGTGTACGATTCGGTGGATTCCTTGAGGGTCTGGACTATGTTCAGGCTGGTGATGATACAGAACAGTTTGGTGATACGTACGCTGAATTTGTTGGGACAATAGCCGGAGAATAGATTAAATGGCATTGAACAGAAGTAATAAATACCCGGGTCGTTTTTTGGCACCCAACGCAGCGCATCCACAGGGTGCATTTAAAAATCGCACCTCCCCCACCGCACAGGATGGTTCTTATCTTGAGGCATCATGGGCTAATGACATCGCAGCATTAAACGAAGCAATCCTTACTGCTGCTGGGGTCACGCCAAATGGTAATGAAGACACAGCCACAGTGAATCAGGTTTTTGATTCTCTCAAAAATTTGTTTGCTGCGGTGGCAGGTTCGTCAACCCGTGATTTTGCTGTGAGAAACTCTGGCGACATTAATAATGCCGTAAATAATGCTCGTTTAAACTCCGTGTTACAGTCATACGCAGCACTTGCTGGTAGTGGTAGCCAACAATTTTCTGTTGCAAATGGAACAGTGGGATCACATGCGGTGAACAAATCACAGCTTGATGCAGGTTTATTGTTGAGAGCTGAGACTGCTGGGAATCAATTTACATCTTTTAATGTTGGAGGTGCTACTGCACCTACTCATGCTGTAAGACTGGACCAGTTTACGGGTGGTAATAACACAAACGGCGCATGGATAAAGTTACCCGGCGGCGGCATGTGGGGAAGGCAAAATCTTACGCTGGCTGCTAACAATACAACACAGTGGAATTACCCAGCGATTTTTCCTTCAGCTCCCGCCGTGTTTATTACTGCTATTAACGGACCCTTCCAGTGCTGGCTAAACGGTATCGGTCCCAACAGTTGTGGAATATTCAATAATGGGGCAGCCTTGAACGTTAACCTGTTGGCGATTTACTGATGGAGGGTTTTATGGATAGTTCTAAATGGGAGTATTATGCAATACTGGATGAGAAGTATTATATTGTCGGGTGTGTTGTGGCAACTACACAAGCGGAAATAGATGATGTTGTCAACCACCCTGATTATATTCGTATCACCGAAGACCAGTATAAAATAGTTGGTCCGGGCACGAAATTGATTGAGGGTGAAATTGTTCAGGCGGAAGTCCCTGTTATAAAACCTACTCGCGGTGAAAATGCTGCTATCAAGCAACGTTTGCTTGGTATTGCATCTCAACAGGTGAGTATATTGAATGACGCAGTTGAGATGGATATCGCAACAGAAGAGGAAGTACGGCTCCTTCCGCTTTGGAAAAAATACCGAGTGTTGCTAAATAGAGTCAATACTGACATTGATGATTTTATTAAATGGCCGGAGGAGCCAAAATGAGCCATATCGTTGACATCCTCAACTACGAAGAAGGTTTCCGTGAGAAGCCTTACCGTGACAGTGAAGGGTACCCCACTGTGGGTACCGGTATTCTCATTGGCCCTAAAGGGGCATCACTCAGTAACTACACATTCACGGTGCCTAAGCAGGTTGCTGACGTGTGGCTACAGGTGTTCATTGATAAGAAACTAACAGAGATGCGCGCCAGCACGGTGGTTGCCTCAGCGCTGCGTCAGTGCAATGACGCACGCTCTGATATTCTTATCAGTATGGCGTATCAGATGGGTACAGCAGGTCTGGCAAGCTTTAAGAACACACTGGGCATGATTGCAGCCGGTAAGTTTGAAGACGCAGCAGCAGGGATGCTCAACAGTAAGTGGGCACAGCAGACGCCCAGCCGCGCACGCCGTCACGCGGAGGTGATGCGCTCGGGTACGTACGGTGCTTATAAAGGTTTAATCTGATATGAACTATTTTTTATGGTTTGTCATTGCTGTTTTGGGTGCCGTCGTAATTCTGCTTCTGTTGCAGCGCTACACTAAATTGCAGTTTGTAACACACGCCAAGCTGCTCTGGAAAACGTGGTCTATCTGGCTGGGTACTCTTGGTACCCTGCTGGCTGCGTTTCCTGATGCAGCTATCACCGCGTGGTCATTCCTGCCGGCAGATGTGAAGTCTTTATTACCTCCATCGGTGGTAAGCTTTATTGGACCGTTCCTGATGGTAATGGCGCTGATGTCCCAGTTTGTTAAGCAGCGTAAACTTGACGTACAACGCAAAGAACTGGAGAAGCGTGATGAGTGATTTGGTGACGTACGGTGTGAGCCTGCTGGCTTTACTCGTGGGTGCGGTGAGTGCCTACATGGTGGGTCACAGTAAGGCCACAGCAAAAGCTGAGAAGAAGACTAACGATGAGAGGGTTGCTGCTGTTGAGGCAGTGTCAGAGCGTCAGACCACGGTGAGCAAAGAGGCTGCACATGTTGACCAGACTGTTCGTAATACTTCCGATGACGATGTTGATAAGCAGTTGCGCGACAAATGGACCCGTTAAGCCGGTTGTCATTGATACGGCATGTAACTGGGTTCAACCCATCTATCTGACCACGCACGATGTGGAAGTGATGGAGATGCAGACGAAACGCGCCGTGTTGCTACATGACGAGAAATGGTCTGCTAATTGCGGGGAGAAACAGTAGCACGGTCACGCGGGTCAAGTTCCATCTTCTGCTCAATAAGCGTCAGGCGAACGTTTTGTGAAACCTGACGCTCCTTCAGTGCTTCCATCTGAGAATTATTCCATCCCAGTAAACCCAGCGTCGGCGCAAACAGTAAACCCAGTGCAATGGTGATACCCGTCCAGATTTTGGAATGCAGGAACACTGTGCGATTAATCTCGTTCAGCTGCGTCTGCTGAAGTGAGATTGTTTGCGTGAGCTTTTCGATACCCGTGGTTACAGCTGTTTCCACGCGCTCAACATGTTCTTTAGTGAAACGGTTTTCGCTCTGACTGACCAGCAACTGCTGCACAGCCTGTGACATTGCCCGCATGTCCTGACGGAATTCGTTGACGTCTTCCCTTAAGGCTTCAATTTTATCAGCGCTCACAGTGATATTGTCCACGATTTTAAGTTACCATTAGCATGGTTAATAATAACTTAATGATGGGGTACAAGTCCAATCATAGCAATGGGAGTAATCTTAGAGGTAAAGCCGCACGAGGCGGCTATTTGAGGAGGGGTAGTACCAGTTTCTCTGCTTCAGTAATGTACCACTCATAAGAAAGACTTGACCAGTCAAAGTCGTTAGCATCAGCGCACTCTGTGACACGGTGGCCAGCGCAGAGACTGCTCTCACGTACTGCTTCATGTTTGCTGCGACTCTTTGTGTGAATACGCTCATCCCACGGCAGACCGGCACTGTCAAAGTCGCCCGCTTGTCCTGTAATCTCAGCAACTACCGCATGGTAGACATCATCCTTAATACCGTTCTTGCGCTTCCACGTACCGGCTGGACCTGTTGGAGCAAGCAGTTTAACGAGGAAGCCGCCAGTGCGACTAATGAAATACCGTGTGGTGTTCTGCAACTCCTGCTGTGCACCCCATTCCGGCCAGCGCATTACCAGTGTGGCAGCGCGCGGCACCTTGGCCCTTAGCATAAAGGCGAACGGGTCACGGTGGCTGGTGATGAATTCACGGATATCTTTACCGTGCACAAGTGCTGCCTCTGCGGCCATAGGTACAATCATCGCCGATGGGTCCTGATGATATTGATATTTGTATTCGTAAGCTCCTTTTCTTTTAATTTTCATATTTCCAAGACTCCCTTGTTGCATGGTTTGGGTGGTAACCGAAATCTCTTTCGGCCTGCTTACGGATACGTATTGCTTCATCTTTATCTTTATAAGTACCAAGATGGTGACGCACGCCGTTATGTGAAATTCGCACAGCCCAGCCCCCATTGTTGCGAGTTACACCTCTACATCCTGAAGTGTTATCCTTTCGCTCCCCTTGATTCCTTGAATTCTCAAAAGCATCGACGAGTCTTAAATTGCAAAATCTATTATCTTTTCTGTTGCCATTGATGTGGTCTATTTCACCTTCCGGATGATTTCCGGTTTCATGAAACCAAGCCAAACGATGAACAAGGAAGTACAAGCCTCTTATATTAACCCAGTAATATCCCCGATTATTCGTTTCGGTTATCGGTATATCACACGGCTTGGATTGCCCTTTGCTAAAGTAACGCTTAGTTCTGCGCATGATTCCGGTGAAGGCATCATATGTAAAGTGTTCCTTAAAATAGACCATTGTTAGTTCTTCACGATTTGTAAATTTCCATTGCATAATTTGATACCATTGAGATTTGATTAATACGTATCATATCATTCAACCTTGCTTAGTCAATAGTGATTAAGTAATTGTTGACATCTCGTTGGTACAGTGATTTCACCATGTCAGTTTCCAGTCCTAACATAGTGTCTTTTTCCCACCGTGCGCTTATGGACTCGACCAGATTGTCGTATATGGCGGGATAATATATGACGGCCCCGTCAGTATTCGTTTGCGGTATAATAATATCAGGTACTTGCGTTAAGAGTCGGTCCACTAACATCGCCAGACAGAGCTGCCCCGTGATAGTAATGCTGAGTAAACATTTGTGGTCGCAGAACGGACTGTATTTGCTACCCATGTTTCCAAATGTACCATTTAGTGCCAGTTTTAGCGTAGCATCTACAATTTTATCCCCAGCTCGTTTAGCATCGCGCCGCTTGAAGAAAAGCTGCTCATAAACATCACAAAAGGTTTCACTGAGATGTTCCGGATAGTAACGATTCTTGATGCTAATTGACGGATACATGCTTGTAACATCTTTATTTTTCAGTAAAAACTCTTCTGAAGAATGGAAAACACAGTTTGGAATACCACTGTGAATACCACCCAGTCCAAATGAATACTCCACACCATCGACAGTGACGCTCATGTCATTAAACACGCCTTTAGTGGTTAGTAGCTCATCCTGTTGCTTTTTACTCAGCACGACTCCACGCATACGCTCTAGAATTTGGTTAAACTCAGGCCGGGTGAAATTGATGTAAGGTGGAATACAATCGCCAAGCTCAATACGCTCGCGAATGGTTGCTCCAGAACAACGCACACCGGCTTTTTCCAGCTCGTTAACAAAAATATCTTTACCAATCTTCGTATCAGGATGGTTCATGAAGTTTTTACCGTATGTCGTGGTCAGCTCTTCACGGAATTTAATTTTATCCAGACAACGGACGTAAAACTTCAGTGTCTCGCGCACGTCGTGTTTGTTGTATTCAATCAGTACGTCTTTCTGTGCGTCGTCGAGTGTTGCTCCCACGGGGAATGGCAGGTCTTTGACATTACGCGACCTCATACCCACTTCCAGCGCTTTCAGACTGGTACGCCGTGCCTTATTGTCGAAGTGGTTAATCTTGTACAGGTCAATCTGCTGGAACACCTGCTCACGGTCCCACACCATGTTTGCCCAGCTATTTTCGTTGTTAGACTCAATCACCTGCTGGGCTTTGGCGAATATTCCCTGTGAAGTTACACCCGCGTCCTGCTGGAGGAGCCAGTGCATTAACGGGTAGTCAAACTCAAGGTTGTTAAAGCCGATACCACGTGCGCCACATCGCCCAAGGTTGTGCGCAAAGTCCACAAGTGCCTGCCACTGATTCAGCCGGTCAGAGATTTCAAACAATACCTCAAGACCCGTCGCAGCATGAATAAAGCAACATGTGAATATGTTGGGGAATGTCTCTTCATCATAACCCCAGTCACGCGGGTCTACGTTGGTGGATGGACTCGAAAAGGCGTGGTCAGTACCACAGTGTGGGCAGTGTGTCAGGTCAGCAGGGTAGTTTTTACCGCAGCCCGCCATCGGGTCACAGGTTGACAGAAAGTTCATGTGTGGTCCTCTCAGAGAGATAAAACCCGCCAGAGCGGGTTGGTTGATATCATTTACTTTTTGTTGGTATTTTGAAATATATAGCAGTACCCACAACATATATGGCAGAATGAATAATATAAAGTACATTGTCATGTGTGTAAGCAAGTAGACATGATGCAAGAGCAGTTACAATTAATAAGATGTCAGCGAACAGACTTACGTATCTCATACCACCTCACCCCTTCGTATAGCCGTCAAATGTTTTGTTAAGGTTGTTGCGGTTGACATACTCGCGCCGCTGCTCTTCGGTCTGACGTGTCTCACGCTCAAGCTCTGCCAGCTTCTGGTCAAATTCATTCAGCTTCTGCGTGTGTTCGTTAAACTGGACCATGTGGTTACTCCAAATTAAGAGAACGGTAATGGACAATCGCATCCACACGGCGGTAATCTGCAGACATTGTCACTGAGTCATTAGTAAGAATGACTACTGTTTGACCATAGGTGCAGTTCTGTTCATACACCTCAATATTTTCGTATTTTTTCTTTGTCACTTTTTCTGTAACCCAGTGTTTGGCTGTAAACAAATCATCTTGGAGGTTACCACTATCCATGACAGTAAAAGCTTTGAAGTGATTTGCAATTTTTTTCAGAGTTTAGCGTTTTGCCGCAAGCTTGTTCACCTACGACGATAATAATTGGCATGTTGTGTATCTCCTCAGTTACTACCCCGGCTCACACCGGGGCGTTGTGGTTAAGCGCGTGTAAGTGTGGCAATGACTTCTTCAGTGAAGCCGGGGAAGCCCAGCAACTGTGACTTGGTATAAACCGCACCGTTCACGTTGTACTTCTCTTCCACTGGTGGTGGAGTTACCAGCAGGTCTGTTGCAGGTGGTGGTACCGGTACGCCCGTTGCCGCAGGTGGAGCGACCGGAGCAGGTGGAGCGACCGGAGCAGGTGCGGATGGTGCACCGCCGAATACACTGGCTGCATCAGGACCGCTACTTTCACGTACAATCGCTTCGCCAACGCGGTTCAGTTCCAGCAGGTTCGGGTTCAGGTAAACGCCCGGCGTCTTAGACGGCTTATTACCTTTCGCCACGATGTTCACGCGGACATAGTCACCCATCTTAATTGCTGCTGCGTCCTGAATCGCATCCAGCGGCGAATATTTGCCAACGTGGTAGCAGTTGTACGGGATGCGTGTAGTCAGGTTAACTACCCAGTGACCGCGCTTGTACGGGTCGCTGTTCGGTACTTTACCGGCTTTGTTCGGAATATCGCTATCGCCGTTAACCACTTTAAAAGAAAAGTCAGGACGCTTAGTTGTTGCCAAATCGTAGCCGTTCTCAGCATCGAGAGCCGCCATCATGATTTGTTTACCCCAATCGGTATCTTTCCAGTCTGCTTCCTGACCTTTGGGAATAGCGATACCGATGTAGACTTCTTTAACTGGCTGGCCGTCTTTACCGAGTACAGGTAGTTTCGTGTGTTCGTCAGTACGAGTGTTCTGCTGCATCGGATGACCGTGGATAAGACGCGCTACAGGGGTAACAAAAGTATATTGAGCCATTATTCTAAATCCTCTCTGCTAAGTATTGGGACACCATCTGTGTCCCGGTGTTGGTAAATCTACATCAGTCTGACGGGTGCGTCAATGATTATTTATCACTATTTACAACAAACCATTCAGTACAACCATCGAAACCAGAAAAATCGGCGCTAACCATCTGAGAATGTGCTTCTTTTTCCATTTTGAAAATCTTCTCCCCATTTCCATGTACCACGTTCACTAAACTAAAATTGAAAGGTGTTGCGCGCTTTAACTCATTTAGTCTTCGGGGTAAATCACCAGTTATACCAATCTTTAAGTACAATTCGTCTTCTGATAACAATGTGTAAAGTATTCCTGCTTTGGATAAATCAAATCCGTAAGGTGCACAAATCTTACATCCACTTCCTCTTAGGTGGTCGCAAGGACGGATTTCAAAAAACCCATGTTCCGGACATTCCACTATGACCTTTTTATGCGCTCCTAAATACAATACATTGTTGTATATGTATTTATCACCATGAACACTAATTGCTTCATTTATAAAAATGTCAGTTTGTTTTCTTTTCTTATCACCTGTTAATATTGAACCACATTTCTTACAACCATGACCTTTCAAATGCTCACTGGTGGTTTGGGTGAACCATCCATGTGTTTGACACTTTATGTCAACCACTCTTATTCCATTTTCCTTTCTAATGTTTGAATAAAGATACTTACCCTCGTGAACATTTCTTCCCTTTTCAATAAAATCATTTAATGTTTCTGTTAGGTTCGCGGAAACTTTCTTGTATCCGCATTTTTTACAACCATATCCTCTCATGTGTTCGGCTGGGGTCTGAAAAAAGCCCCCGTGGAGGGGGCACACTATTTCAATTTTCGTTCGACTATTCACATAATCGACCTTTGAATAATCATAAATGTTTCCGTGAGAGGAAACTGACTTAGATATGAACTCATCTTTTGTTATTTTTCTCATTCGTGAACACTCTGTGTACGGTTTTTTCATCCATTCTTTCGAGTTTTACGCCTGTGACGGGTGTTTCGGAGTACATCGACACAACCGATTCATTGAGACCTAATTTAACACATTGTGATGGGGAAATCAATTCAACCTGTTTTTTCAAATCCTGCCCCATGAGGTCACCCATCATAATCACCTGCTCTACCGGTATCTCTTTTTTCCAGCGCTTACGACCATACGTCGGAGCAGTGCTGAAGAATGTCACATGCTGACCCTGCTTAATCTCGTGCAACGCCTGCTCCTCCAGCCCACTGAGGCGCATTTTAATCATCTCCTGCGCACGCTGTAACAGCTTCAACTCCACGCCAAGGCTGTGACCGGTCAGCGTGTGCGTGCTGAGGCTGTTCACGTAGTCGATGTTGTCATAACTGGTGCGCTGCAATACATCACACCCCGCACGTGCGGTACAGGTTTTACACTGTGGTCCGGGGGTGCAAGTGGGTGCGTCTGACATGACACCCTTCAGTGCTTCATCAATTTGTGTCAGGTAGTGCGCCAGTTCATCCATAGTGAGACACCACTTGCGCACCGTACCTTCACTGTGGAATCCACGGGGCTGGACAATACGCAATTCAATAATCTCAGGCTCAAATCCTTCACCGTTCTGGATGAGTGCTCCAGCGTAGAGAATCATAGGCCAGTGCTCATACACTTCAACCAGTGAATGTCCGAACTTGGCATCATAAATCACCAGATGGTTCAACTCAGTGTTACGCACCGAAACGTCAGGAATACCGAACCAACCCGGTAAGTGATGCTCCAGTGACACAGGTTTTTCCACATGCAACTGCTCACGCGGTATACCATGACTGTTACAGTATCCCCACACGTCGTTGTAATACTCACGTGCTGCTTCAAACAGTTCCTGTGTGATAACAATGCCGTCCTGCGACAGACTGCCCACGATGTCACCGAACGGTTCATTACGGAACAGCTTCTGCGCTACCTCGTGTGCCGCCCTTCCTTCAAGACGGCTTTGGGATAATTCCCCCGGCGTACCGGGGTGTAATTGCTGTGCAGCGTGGGAGCCGTGACACTTCATCCACTGGAGAGCGTCAGATGCTTTGGGGAGTTGTGGAGTGGTCATACAGGTTTGACCTTTTCGGCTTTCAAAATCATTCGACTACCATCCTCTAACTGCCAACCAATTTCACCGCCTTCTGCAATTACTAATTCCCAAACCATTTGAGCAGCTTCATTAGTCACATCTCGACCTCGGTCATTACCCACTCGTTGTCTAATTCCTGGAGAAATTTCTTTCATCTTCGCCAGTTGAATAGTTTTAGTAAATGGTGAAAAACCTAACATTAATTTTATAGTCATACCCTACTCCCCCAGCAGCGCTTTAACGCGTGCAATGAATGGACCGGTGTGTTCCGGCTGTGTGTTCAGGTCCATGATGCTCTTCAGACCCATCGCGGTGATAATCTCAGTCACCTGTTCATTACTGATACGTGCATGACGCTCGGTGAGGAACTTCATCACGTCAGGGAAGGTCATGGTGGACTGCGGCACAGGTGGCACAGGTAATGGCGGTACCGGAATAGCCGCAACTTCCTGCTCGGTCACTTCACTCGCATCCACGTGGAAGTCATCACCCGCTGGTGTGACGGGTGGTTCATTATTATTTACACTGTAAGTAACCAATGGTTCTTCTGGATAACCATTTTTAACAGCGTTGCTTACTTCTTGTACGTAGAACGACCACTCCTCATCATCCATATCCTTCGGCTTACGACGCAGACGCCACGTGCCATCACTGTTTAACGCTTTGCTGGCAGAGTGAATACGCTCGTCCCACGGTGTGCCGGTTGAGTCGGCGACACACACTGCTTGAGGATTATCAGAGCCTAAATCTGTTTCGTATGTTGCACCGTTAGCCTCTACGGGGATGGCAAGTGATTCAACCGGCTGTGATGTGGTGTCAACTTGTGCAGCGCGCACCTCTTGCGAAATTGGGTCAGTACCGTCAGCTTTGCCGCGTGTTTCACCGTCTTTAATAAGCTTCAACTTTTCGCGTAAAACCTCTTCCTGTTCTGGTGACATTGGTACCGTACAAATTGGACCCATCGTCACTTGCAAACTGTGAGCAGGTGCACCGCGTGCCACGGCAATCTCTTCCAGTGCTTTAGCCATTGCGTGTAATGCCACGTGGTCATCATTAGGGACAGTAATTGTGATACTCATTTTATTCTCTCTTGTGGGTTGACTGTGTAGGTCGATGGATAGATACTATGGAAAATTGACGACAATGTCAAACAGGTGAATGATGAAAAATGAATGGAAGATTTTACCCGAAGAGTCGGCCCGCAAAAACGCTGTAGAGTCGTTGAATAAATTCAAAGTGGAGTTCGTAAGATGGCATGATGGCTACAATGGTACCAAAAGCGTATTGATAGCTATATGTGCCGAACATGGTGAGTTTAAAGTTTCTTTATCCAGCGTGAGATACAAGAGAGGTGGAGGGTGTCAAAAATGTGTCAGATTAACTTCACCCCATAAAATTGTTGAAAAGGTTAAATCTCGGTGCTCGCAAA